ATTTGCCCCTTTACTCTAGCCGCTAATTGTTTTATATACTTATCTCTTTTTTTCATAGACATATCATATTTCATTTTACTTACTTTTTCTGTAAATACAATTCCATTCATATGGTCTAATTCGTGTTGGAAACATCTGGCCATAATGCCATCCATTTGATATGTTTTTTTATCTAAATTTTCATCTAAAAATTCTACCTCTACTCTTTGAGGTCTTTCTATATCTAAAAATAGAAAAGGAAAAGATAAACACCCTTCTTTAAATCTAACCGTTTCTTCACTTGCTTTAATTATCTTTGGGTTAAAACAAGCATAAACTTTACCGTTCTCTATTTGAGGTTGGCCTCCCATTATAAACATACGATAAGGTTTACCAACTTGATTTGCTGATAATCCTATACCACCATACCTGTGCATAGTAGCAAACATATTTCTTACAAATTGTTGTGTTGAAATACTTTCTTGTTTTAAAAAAGTATCTTTATCAAAGGGTACTATACTTGATAATACTCTTGGATCTGTTGGTGGTAACAATTCGTAAATTGTATCCTTCTTCATTTTTTCATCTGTTATAACTGCCATTTTATATTAACCTCGTAAAGTTTTGGTGTTTTTCAAACTTTATTATATTTGTAAATTTATCAAACATTATATCTCCTTTGTGGGATATAATAAACACATTTTCTTTTTGTAATGACTTTAGTATTTTAAAAAAGTCATCTGTTCCTTGACCGTCTAATGATGAATCAAATATCTCATCTAAAATTAATATATTTGTATTCACACTATTTTTTAATTTAGCAATATTTCGCCAAGTAAATAATAATGCTAAATCTATTCTCATCTTTTCACCTTCACTAAAATTATTATAATTAAAGGTATCTCTATTTCTACTCTTTATAGTTTCTTCAAATTCTTCATTAAGGTGAAAGTTAACAAAGAAATCCATTTGTTGTAAATTCTCGTTTATTAATTGATTCATTATAGGTAAATATTTCTTAATTATATTTGCCTTAACGCCTGTATCATTTAATATCTCTCTTGCTATATCTATATATTTCTTATCATTGATGACCCTATCTTTTTCAGATTCTATCTCTGCTAATTGTACTTTAATAACTGATAGTTCCATCTGTATTGAATCTGTATTAGTTTTATCATAAGTTAATTTATTAATCTCTTCCTGTAATCTTGTTGAGTGTCTATTTAATTCTGTAATAGAAGTATCTATTTTTGCGACCTCAATTCCTAACTCTCCTATTTGTTCATTTAGTTTAGCATATTCATTAACTTTGGTTTCTGATTTTATAACTTCACTTAATAATTCTTTTAATCCTGTTTCTAACTTTATAATTCTTGCCTTTTCTTCAGCAAGTTTTTTAGTTCTTAATTCTACACCTATATCCTGTGTACAAGTAGGACACTTACTATTATTTTCAAAAAATTCTAAATTCTTTTTATGATTTAATAAGTTTGTTTCTATCTTAGCTTCTAATTTAGATAGCATATTAACATCTTCTTTAGCCTTATCTTCATCTGTTAATTGATTTTTATTCTGTATTATTTGTTCGTTTAATTCATTTAATTTTGTTTTATATCTTTCCTGGTCTTGTTCATCTTGCTTAATCTTATCTTTTCTTTCTGTTATATCAGACTCATCTCTATTCTGTAATTGTATAAAATGATTATTTTGTAATTCAAATTTTTCTTTCATTAAATCATAGCGATGGCTTACATCGGTTACAGCCTTATTTAATTCTGCTTGTTTTTGTCTTAACAAAATATCCATATGAGTAAAGACTCTTATATCTAAAATTTCTTCTACTACCTCTCTCCTATGCCTTGCACGGAGGTGCATAAAAGGTTCATAGGAAGAGGACCCTAATATAACTACTTGAATAAAAGAACGGTAGTTTAGCTTCATTATATTTTGCTCTAGGGTTTTCTGATAATCTATTGTTGAAGCGTCTTGGTTTAAAAGTTCGCCGTTGCAATAAATGTCAAAAATATTCGGTTTAATTCCTCGTATAATTTTATATTCTTTATTACCAATTGAAAATTCACATTGTATTTCACAATCATTATTGTTAATAGAGTTAACCAATTGTTCTTTTTTAATATTTCTAAATGGTCTATTAAATAGTACAAAGCATAAAGCATCCAATAGTGTTGATTTGCCTGATCCATTCTTACCTATAATAAGTGTTGAAGCGGACTTATTCATATTTACTTCTATAAACTGATTACCAGTAGATAAAAAATTTCGCCATCTTAATTTCTTAAAATATATCATTGGTTGTGGTCACTTGCCTCTATATAAAATGATTTTAAATATTCTTTTAATTTTTGTTTATCAACATCTGTATCTAATTGGTCAACATAGTTATTTAAAAATGTTACCGTATCTTCACCCATTTCTAATATATCACTTTTAACGGATGCTTTAATATCTGAATAATCTTCCACTATAGTTAAATCGTGGACATTAATTTCATTATATAATCTTTCTACCAATCTATTAAAAACATCTTCTTTTGTTTTTTCTAATGCAATTAATTTAACAAAGTGATTATCAAATTTTGAAATATCATAATTCGTATAGTCATTTTCTTTGTCATTATAAATTAATTTTTTATGTATAGTATAGGGATTTAAAATTCTTGTTAACTCTCTTGTTTCGGTATCAAATATATGAAAACCTTTTTGGTCATTATAATCTGCCCAAGTTTGTTCGTATTGAGCACCACAATAATATATTTGTCCATCGTTAGAGTGTTTATGAAAATGGCCTGATATTACTTTTTCAAATCTACTAAAATCTGATTTTTCATTTCCATATTGATTAATAACACCATTTTGCATTTCAACGCCTTTAATTTCTAAATGTCCCATAACAATAGGTACTGGTGCTGAATCTAATAATTGCATTGTTTCATCCCTATTATCATCACATATCCAAGGAACAAATAACATATCCAAATCATCAAAGGTTACAATTTTAGGCCGTGTATAAATCCAAGGTTCATTTTGACCATCAAAACTTGTATATAAATTATCAATAGCATTTACTTCATTTGTGTTCTTAAAATAAGTATCGTGGTTACCTATAATAATATGAGTATCTATTTTTTCATTCCATAACACATCCCAAAAATGTTTTCTAAATGTGCTAGCAGTTTCAAAGTTAATAAACTTTCGTCTATCAACTACATCTCCTAAATGGACTAATGTTTTGATATTGTGTTTCTTTATATATGGAAAAAAGATTTCGTTATAAAATCTTAATTGATAATCTCTAAAAGCTACACTATCATTTCTCACACCGAAGTGAGTATCATTTAATATTGCGATTTTCATTCTTTATAATAATTTAGTCAATGCCGTTTCTGGTGCTGATTTTCTTCTTCTTCTTTTAACTTTAGGTTTTTCTTGTTCAGCTTTCTTATTCGGTTCATCATCAACAGGCTTATTCTTTCTTAAAAATTCTACAAACTGATTCTTAAATTCTCTATCATCCCCAGGTTGTAAAGACACATCATCAAAGTTTGCGTCCTCAAGCATTTTATATTTTACATTAATTTGTTTTTTCTCTTTTTGTATTCTTCTAACAAACGCATAATATATAATTTGTGTAAAATATGCAAATGGATTTTTTGATTTCCTTGGGTTGAAATTAGAAAGGTATTGTAAGCAGTTTTCTATACCATCTGAAACCATATCGTCTCGGAAAGTATAATTAATAAAATTTGGTCTAAAGGATAAGTGATTCGCAATCTTTAAAAAACACCCACCAATATAATTGGTAACTGGAGGGTTTGTTTTACCTTCACGCTTAGCTTTATTACAAAGTTTCTTATATTCTACCATCTTAATAAGAAACTCTTTATTATCTACATAATGCTCAGGTTTTCTTTTTATTCTTATTCTTTTATTCATATAGCCATAATACTACACTTTTTCCTTTTTGTCAAGGTTTCGTGGCTTTTTAAATAAGAAATCTTTAAGTTCTTTTGACAAGTCTTTAACTTTTATAGGGATTCCTATTGCAGGTCTTTTCGCTATAATTGCTTGTTTTTTTGTGATGTGGCTTATTGACTTTTGCATAATAAATTAGTATAATAGGGTGTGGGTCCCTTCAATGGGAACCTAGCTACCTAGTGTAGAGTTCTTTTCCCGCCAGTTGGCAGAAACTCTTTTAGTTTATCAAGTGTATCTTCAAACTCTTTCTGACCAGCTTCTAGTTCTTTTTTAGACATATTCCTATTCAAATAATCAGGCAACCTTTGTTCCCATTTATTACTATTATTCAATATAGCTTTATATCTTTTAGTAAATGGAACGGTGGCGTTGCATATAGTTAATATTTTATCTTTTGGTATACTGACTATTTTGTCATCTGTAAATCCTACCCATTTAACTAATGCTATATAATCTGCAATACCTAACTCATCTATTCTAGGTACATATTTAATTAAAAGAGGATTTTCAATCCGAATCAACTGGGATTTTTCTGGTTGTCTTTCTGCTAAACAACACGCTATTTCCTCTCCATTTGATAGTTTTATGATTTTAGCCGTAGATGCTTCTTTTATCTCTGGCTTCTTTTCATCGGTGGGTTGGTGCATTGTTTTGCTCCTTTTTAACTTATTCTTTAAGACTGACATTATATATTTGATAGTCAAACCCTTCTTCATTATATATATTTATTCTTTCAGCGAAGTGCTGTAAGGTAAAATTTTTCTTTTCTTTATAAGTTAAATCATCTGAAATATCATATAAAGTAGCTTCGGTTTTACTATCACCAATTCTTAATCCTCTACCGATTGATTGTAAATTTCTTATACGAGATTTACTAGGGCTACTAAAAACAATATTGTGTAAATTACGGATATTAATACCAGTGCTGAACGTCCCATAACTAGCGACAATAATCGCATTATCAGACTTTTCTGTAATGGCTCTAATTTGTTCTCTCTCATCTGCTTCTACTCCTCCATAAACAAAGAATACATTTCTTTTGTTATCTGCTTTCTTTTTTATCATTTCGTATAATTGTTTTCCGTGTTTCTCAACGAGTTGAAAAAGGCAGAGCGTGTTACCGTCCAATGCTAAACAAAGATTCTGAATGTATTTATTACGACTTTCACTTTGAGCCAAATATTCTAATTCTTCGTGGTACTTACAACCAGATATTTTCTTTTTATTAAATTCTGTATGTCCTAAAACTAAACAATTAATTTTAAGATTTGATAATTGTTTTTTATCTATTAACTCTTTTGTACTAGTGACTTGATTAACTCTTCCAAATAAGCCTTCTAATACCAACTTATGTGTCTTTGAGCCATCTAAAGTACCTGTCATACCTACTCTATATTTACAATCAACTAACTTGGTCATTATCTTCGTAAGGGAAACCGCCTT